TCCCTTTCTGCACATCCGCAGTTCAGAGGTTTGGGGTACCCTAGGGGGTATGCTCACTGTGATTACCGGTCCCCCATGTGGTGGGAAGTCTACTTTTGTTCAGGAGAACTGCAAACCAGGGGACATCATTATTGACATGGATAGGTTGGCTTTGGCTTTATCCCCAGATGGCACTAAGCCTTTTGAGTATGGTGAGGGGACACGTCTGGTTGCTAGGCAGGCTAGGAAGGCTGCTGTTAGGGCTGCGCTTGGTGTGGCTCAGGGTCAGAGGCGTTTGGGTGTGTGGGTGATTCACACAGATCCTTCTAATGATGAGCGCTCTGTTTACCGGTTCGCTGGGGCTCGTTTTGTGGAGATGAATCCTGGAAGGCTTGAGTGTTTGCGTAGGCTGAAGAGTAGACCGTTGATGAACCAGCAGCGTGTGCGTGAAGTTATTGACACCTATTTTGAAAAGAGGCCCAGCAATTCCTAATCCTGCAAGACCGATTGAGATGAAACGCAAGCTGGGGAATCCTGGTAAGAGGGCGATGCCTGGGGAGGGTCAGCTGATGTCTGTGGAGGGTGGGTATCGTGAACCGTTACGCCCTTTGGGTGAGGCTGGGATGCAACTGTGGTCTGAGGTGTATGAGGCTGGGGGTTTGTGGATTAGCGCAAAGACTGACACTCAGTTGTTGCAGATGGTGTGTGAGCTTTTGGACCGGCGTGAGATTTTGCGTGAGGAGTTTCTCGCGGATCCTACTGAGCGCAAAGTGAACATGTCTCTGCTGGAAACTGAGAAGCTGATTCAGACCTCACTATCGTTGCTTGGGTTCACACCTTCTGATCGCTCACGTCTGGGGTTGGCTGAGGTGAAGGCTAAGAGCAAACTTGAGGAGCTCATGGAGCGCCGCGCTAACAGGGACCTTGATGGCACAGAGTAGTTGGCCTCCACGCTGGCTTACTCCTGTCCCTGAGAAGGCGATTGAGCGCGGTAGGAAGTATGAGCCTATTGTCGAGTTTGCTGAAGCGTTTGGGATTATCACTAAAGACAGTGTGGCTGGGAAGTCTGGTGCACCTTTGGTGTTGCGTGGCTGGCAACGGTCTTTGCTCGAGCACATGTTTGCGGTTGAGGGCACAGGCTATAGACACCAGTCCCAGCTTGTTTTGGTTCCAAGGAAAAACGGAAAAAGCGCACTAGGTTCTGTCATTGGTTTGTATGGGCTTATTGTGGGGCCGTCTGGTGCTGAGGTTTACAGTGTTGCTGCTGAGAAAGAGCAGGCGCGGATTGTGTTTGCTGATGCTCGCAGAATGATTGAGGCTAGTCCTGAACTGTCAGCTGTCACAAAACTCTACCGTGACGCGATTGAGCTGCCTAGCCTGAACTCTGTCTATCGTGTGATGTCTGCTGAGGCGTACTCCAAAGAGGGCCTGTCTCCTACCATGACGGTGTTTGATGAGTTGCACGCTCAGAAGAACCGTGACCTTTACGACACCTTTTCACTGGCCATGGGTGCTCGCGGAAAGCTTGCAACACTTATTGCGATCAGCACAGCTGGTGTGAGGATGGACTCGACAGGGCGTGACTCTATCTGCTACAGCCTCTACCAGTATGGGCAGAAGGTTGCTCGCGGTGAGATTGATGACCCCACCTTTTTCATGGCCGCGTGGGAAGCACCTGAGGACTCAGACCATAAGAGCCCTGAAACTTGGGCGCTCGCTAACCCTGGGTTCAATGACATCAACACACAGTCTGACTTCGAGAGCGCGGTGAGGCGTACACCTGAGGCTGAGTTTCGTACAAAGCGCTGCAATCAATGGGTGAGCTCGCAAATCTCATGGCTGCCTTCTGGGGCGTGGGAGGCGTGTGAGGGAAAGTTTGAGGTGTCACCGGATGATGAGATTGTGCTGGGGTTTGATGGTTCTTTCAGTGGTGATGCTTCTGTGATTGTGGGTGCTGTCATTCCGCAGGAGGATGAGCCGGTGAAAGTGTTTCTGGTGAAGGCGTGGGAGAAGGACCTGAACATTCATGATGATGATTGGAGGGTGGACATTGCTGAGGTGGAGCAGACAGTGTTGGACTTTTGCCAGTCTCACCCTAAGGTGCGTGAGGTTGCCTGTGACCCTTTCCGGTGGCAGAGATCCATGCAGGTCTTGGAGGAGAAGGGTGTGCCCATTGTGGAATGGCCCAGCACTTCAGCCCGTAGGATGGTCCCTGCCTGTAGCAAGGTCTTTGATGCTGTGACAGAACACCGGCTCATTCATGACGGCAACCCCATCCTGGCTAGGCACTTGGGAAACGCGGTGACGAAGATTGACAACCTTGGGCCACGCATTGTGAAAGACTCTAGGAACAGCCCTAGAAAGATTGATGCTGCTGTGGCTATGGTGCTGGCAGTAGATAGGGCACTGACAGGCGCTAAACTAGAACCAGTGCCACAATTCTTTGGATAAGGTGATGATGTCTAATATTCTTCAGATTGCCGGTGCTGTGGCGATAACAGCAGGCGCGGTCCTCATCAGTCTCCCTGTGGGGCTCATCGTGGGTGGCGTTTTCATGGTTCTAATCGGATTAGCTTTGGGGCGATAAGTGGTATTCAACAAACTTTGGGAAGAACGGGCCATCAGTTTTCAGACCATCTTTGAGACTGGTGATGATATTGCTTTCAGCAGTAACGCTGGAACTAATGTCACTGAGGAGAACGTCTACCAGATCGCCGCTGTGTGGTCTGCTGTGTCGCTGATTAGTGACACGATTGGCACGCTCCCTGTGGATGTGTTCTTCCGTGATGATGGGAACCGGAGGCCTTTTCGCCCTAAGCCTTCCTGGGTGGCACAGCCTGATGTGAACTTCAACGGTCACAGCACTTTCTATAAGAGTGTCCTGGTCTCGCTCCTGATTGACGGTAACGCTTTCATCCGTGTGTTCAGTAACAGGCGCGGTGAGGTTGTGAACCTGAACGTGCTGAACCCAAACACTGTTGAGGTGAAACGTAACGGTGAGGGCCGGTTCATTTTCACTGTCGTGGGTGAGGATAAGCCTTTGACCTCTGAGGAGATTGTCTACATTCCTGACCTTCTCAAGCCTGGTCAGATACGCGGTGTCTCTCGAGTGGGTGCGATGAAAGAAAACCTGTCGCTCGCTAAGGCTCTTGAGTCTTATGCTGCAACTTTCTTTGGTAGTGGGACAACCCTTCACGGTGTGATTGAGTACCCTGGTGCGCTCACTCTCGAGCAGGCTGAGAACTTGCGCTCATCCTTTGACAACGCTCATAAGGGTTGGAGGAAGTCTGGTAGGACAGGCATCCTCTCTGGTGGGGCATCGTTCAAAGCAACCCAAGCGGATCCTGAGAAGTCTCAAGCGCTTGAGGCACGCCGGATGGCTGTGGAGGATGTGGCACGCATTTTCCGTATCCCTTCTCACATGCTGAACCTGCCTGGCACAAACACTTACAGCTCTGTGGAGCAGAACATGATTCAGTTTGTGACTCACACTTTGCGGCCTTATGTGACCCTGTTGGAGGACAGTATGTCTCCTCTAATGTCGCGTTACCCTGGTGGGGCTGATGCTTTCATCAAGTTCAACATGACCGCTTTGCTTCGCGCTGATACACAGGTGCGATTCGCCGCGTACTCTACAGGTCTGCAGTCTGGCTTCCTGACCATCAATGATGTGAGGTCTTTGGAGGACTTGACAGCGCAAACCGGTGATGCCGCTTCTCAGGTGCGTGTGCCTCTCGCTAACGTGAACCTGTCTGAGTCTGGTGTGAGTGCACAGCGCCAGAAGGTGGGTATGGTGCGTGACCTAGTGTTTGCAGGGTTCAGTCCTGCTGAGGCTATGGAGATGGTTGGTCTGCCACCGGTTGCTCACACTGGTCTGCCTTCTGTGCAGTTGCAGGGTGTGGCTCAGGTGAACCCTGAGGACCCTGATGCGGCCTATAAGGATGAGGTGGAGTAATGGCTTTAGTTAGCAGAATGGTTGTCTGTAGTGACACGACAGCGCAAAGAATCGTGGGCGCTGACAACATGCCTCATAGGGCTGTCTTGCACAATGCCACTAAGTCCTCTAATGAGTACATTTACATTGGTGGCTCATCGGCTACTGCTGG